GGCTGCTCCTTCATGTTGGAGGCGTTGATGATGGCGCTAACGCCATAGTTCAACAGTTCCAGCATTTCTTGGGCAGTGGCTGTATCAAACCACTTGTCAGCAGCAATAACGTCAACAGTGGCGTTGTTGAAGAAACCAGCCAGGCCAACGCTCGATTCACCGAACATTGCAACGGCTTCAACTTTCTCTTCGTAAGCACGACGAACGGCAGAAGCGCGACGTTGCTCAAGAGCAATGTTTGCCATTTGAGCGGCACGCAATTCCTGCACGGTGTAGCCGAAGCTACCGCCGAACGAACGGATGTTGATGCTCTTCTCCACTTGGCTAATGTCGGCACGGGGCAGATCATCAGCAGCGTCCGCAATCAGCTTGAACTCTCCAGTGGAGTCCATGATGCGGAAGGTGAAGGTTTGTGCGCCAGGACCAGCTTCGCTGGTTACAGGCAGCAGGGTGGGGTATTTGATGTCGGCATAAGTGACTTCAAATACTTGGGGGCGGATGAACTCAAGCTGACGCTCAAGAAACAGGCCCGCTTCGTCCATGCGAAAATCAGACATTAGTAGGGCCTCCTATCAAGAATCAGCGGAGAGAGTGAAGCTAGGACCATTCAGTTCCAGGATCGCCAGTCCGCTACCAGTGGTAGCAGAAAGGAAACGAGCATTGGAAAGGCGAACAGTTTTGCCAGAAGCAAAGGCATGGCTAAATTGACCAGCTTTGCCAGTGCCGCTTGCTGAGAACAGCACGCGAACCACAGACGAAGGATTGACAGCGCCAGTCACATAGACAGCCACTGCGCCTTCGTTGGCAACGTTCAGCACTTGATCAATCTTTACGCCAGGACGGTTGTCGCTATTAAGCGCAGTTTCGTCAACGTAGGTGAGCACGTTGATGCCAACTACGGTGTCGCCACTAGCGGAAAGGGTTTTAGCAGAGTTGGCAACGGTGCCAGCAGAGTTGTACACTTGTACATCACCGAAAGGCAGGACAACTGCGGTTTCGTTGATATAGGTGCCAATGGTGTTGTCGCGGATGTCAGTGAGTTGGCCTTCCAGAAGCGCAGCGTGGGTCAGAGCATAGCTCTGTTGCACACCACCAGCGGAAGCGGTCCCTGACGTGGTAAAAGTTACGGCCATGGGTCAGCGCTCCTTAGAGACGGAGAGAGGGGATTTCCAAGCATTCTGCAGCTTATCCATATAGGACGAAGGAGCAGACATTGGGGAAGCAATGGAAGCAACGGCTTTACGCAGTTCTTCCGTAGCAGCAGAATCGCCACGAGGAGCAGATTCGGCCAAGGTGTCGAACATCGCAGTCACATAATCATCGGAGCGTTCCGACAGATCAGCATCACCACGAATAGCCTTGATGGAAGCTTCCATGATTTCACGGGCAGATTTGCCAGCAAAGTCAAAAGCGGAGTCAAGGGAAGTACGAGCTTTGTCGATTAGCGCAATGCGCTCTTCAACAAGGCTGTCAACATTCACTTGCTTGGCAGTGTCAAGGTCAGTCTTGAGGCTTTCCACTTCTTCGGCAAGGGCATCGGCCCGCCCTTCGGCAGAGTCGCACTTACCTTTCATTTCTTTTTGCATGGCGTCCATTTCTTCCTTCATCTCGGAAGCTTTGGCCATCATGCCATCGTACATTTTCTTCATGTCCTCGTAGGACATTTTGGCGTCTTCCCGTTCTTTGGTGATCGCCAGAGCTACGCTCTCGGTCACCTCAAACTCAGCGCCATCAAAATTGACTTTTGCAGTCATAGATGGTTCCTCAATGGGAGTAAATAGAGAAGGATCGGCAGCATCCAGACGATCTAGATGAAGCTTCACTTGCGGGCCAGCGCGACCTCTGCGAACAACAGCAATGTGATTTCCGTTGATTTCCTTTTGGATGCCATCGTAATTCTCACCACTGTCAGTTACACCAGGAGTCGCCTCGTAATTGACGCGATAGCCTGCGCTGACCTCCTTCGCATCACCACGCATAATGCGCTCAATGGCATCTTTATCAGTGATAGTCATAACTGCACGGACAAAGCCGTTGTCATATACCACTTCAGTGCCACTGAAGCCAATTTGATAGTCCTTGGTATTAACACTATCTAATAAGACTGGCGGGTGCTCAAGAGTGATTGCTTTGCCCGCAAATGAGGCCAAGCTTTCAGGAGACGCCACTTCGGTTTCGGGACGATATTCGCGACGAATGGAGCCATCAGCGTCGGTGTAATGTTGTACACCAGTACGCGCAATGGTTGCCCAGGCACGAAGATAACCCTCAGGGGTCACTTCGTACTTGTCAATCGGCGCTACATCGTAACGAAAGCAGGTGTCGCTCATGGCAATACTCTATCAAGAAATAAAACGCGAGATAGACTAACTTAGGAAATACAGCCTAAAAATGCAGCATATTCAGCATCGGCGCATCACCACAAAAGTAAAAGCTCCCATGCTTTCCATGCAGGAAAGTAGGCAAGTGATTGGACAGCGCATAAAAGAAGCTCGTCTCAACAGCGGCATGTCACAATGCGACATAGCGGCCATTCTTCATTGCGACCAAACCACCGTTTCGCGAATGGAGCGAGGTATTATTTCGCCTGACTGTGCGGAGATACGCTTGCTTAGTTCTGCTTTTCAGCTTTCAATTTTGTATCTTCTTGGCTATCCCACATTTGTAGTCTCCGCAGTAAGCGAAGATTAATCATCGTCCTCTTCATCCGACAGTTCTGCAAGTTGACTTTCAATACCTTCCATCACATAAGACTTTGCAATAGCCTCAGCCTCAAAAACCAGCATCTTCACCTGATCAAAATGCTCGTCAGGCTTGTCATAGGCATTGATGACAAAAATGTGGGTTTCATCGAGGCGTCCATTTTTGAAATGCTGTTCTTCGACGAGGCGCCACTGTGAGGTGTTGCGGTGCTCGTTGGCAGAAAGAATGGCAAGCGCTTTCATAACGCCAATGCCATCCTCCTCTTCTTCAATCACCCGCACGTATTCGCTCATTGATCTTTAGCGCTTTCAACCATCTTAATAATGCGATTGGCCCATGCCTTACCCGCGTTTCCTCCCCATAGCAACCATGCGATGTAACCAGCATCATCTTCCCCTCCGCTTTTGTTCTTTTCATGGCGAGAGAAGAATGCAGCCATCCTTTTGATCGTTGCATAGCTCACGGCGCCGCCACCAGCCAAATCAGAAGCTCTTGCCACTCCACTTCCAATGCCCTGCTTGCCAGCCTCTTGCGTGCTAAGACCGCCTTTGCCGTGCTTCTTACGCAGTTCTAGGCCGCGACGAGCGGAAGACCGTACAGACGATGGAGGGGAGAATGACTGGGCATCTCCCCTCAATCCTTTCCCTGTTCTTCCTCCTCTTCTCCTTCTTCTTCCATCGCCTCTTCTTCTTGAAGCACTTGGCGAATGAATGCCCGCATGTACTCTTCGCTTGCATCCTTCTTTGGCATGCTCATGCCGGCTTCAGAGAGGGCAATTGCAACCGCTTGCTTGTAGTTTTTAATGGGGTCGCCGCTACTGCTTTTCAGCGTGCCTGCCTTGAATTCCTTCATGACGCGAGACACTTTTGCTTGCTTTTGCTTTTTGGTCATGATAAAAATTTCGCTCTAAGAAATAAAGCCTATTGGGGCTGTTTCAATTTTCATATTAGGGAAGAATTTGTCGCGATATAGCACCAGGCCTGTTATCAATCGTTCAGCTATAAAGGCTAAGGCACGCTTGTCATAACCATCAATAGAAAGAAAGCGCTCCTTGTATCGGCTCCATATAGGTGACAAACAGGTGAATAATGTTTCCATGAATAATTGATAATGAATCCTCGGGCCACGCGCCATGTTGCAACCAATGAATAAATTTTGAGCCCACAGCTTATCAATCTCTTCTCTGGTAAATACCCATGCGCCACTATCCGCCAGCTCTTTCGTGATAGCAGGTGCATCAAAGCCCGAGTGTCCGCCATAAAATTGCTGCTCAAGGCTGCAGCTAAACTCTGCAAATTCTGGCACATATAAAGTATCTTTTACATACCAAATCTCCGCTGGCTCTATCCAGTTGCGCCGATATTGAGCATTTCCGATATTACTTTGTTTTGCATTTTTAAGCATCCAATGAATACAAGACAGCTCCCCCCAATATTTATTCAAGGAGGAATAGTCAGCGTTTTCATCGTCAAAAGCGTAACCCTTTAGTCGCAACTTTTCTCGTTCTTTTTCATTAAGACTATAACTTCCTCCCATGATGGGAATAATTTGAGACTGCGCTTGGTAACGCACTTCTTCGCCAGGAATGCACACGGCATAAATTGCGCAATCAGACGGTTGCATATACCTGCCTCGCAGCCCAAAGTTCGTTGTAATTGTTTACACCCTTGGCCCCAACGCCAGTCAAGTCGCCCCCTCCCGAAGGCTTGCTCCACGCCATGATCGTGCCATCGGGCAGCACAAAGGCACGATTCTTTTGTTCGTGCGTGGGTGTCAGTTCTAGATAATCGCCGTAGACGAAATTGGCATTGCCGCCATTTGCAGCAAGAGCTGCTCCTAGTAATGTTGGGCCAGTGGGGCACAATGGAGTGATTCCGTAGTACTGTTCGTGACAGTTGTTGACAATCATTTCAATGGCAGTAGTCAGTGCTATGTTGTCGGGCTTTGAATAAAGAACAGTGGTCGCGCAGGCCCAAGTGGTGTAGCTAAATCGTTGAATATCGCGGAAGGCCAAAAATTCAATACGATCTCCCACCTCCACTGGATTTACCATTCTGACGGCAATGTCCATGTACCACCCTCCAAGCTTATTCAACAAGCAAAACCTGCCAAGATCAGCTTTATACGAATAGGGCTTTAGACAGTCGTAGGCCCATAGCACTTCCCCTGAATAGTTAGCTTCAATGAAGGCGCGAAGGGTTTCCTTGGTGTAAATGTGATGGTCTGCGTCAGGAAATGCTTGACGTACAGTGCCCGTGGCGTGTCCTAGGAATGGTGACAGTTCGGCGCCGTTATCAGAAAGAAAAATTTGTGATACTTGCATGATGATTAAACAATTTTTGCGGGGGTGCCAAAACCTTTAAACTCTTGATCACTTGGCTTTTGATTAAGCACTTCATTTACGATGCGCAACATCTTTTTGGTGATGACAGGCCAGGTGAATTGCTTTTCGTGAATGCGCTCGTAGCACCAATTACCAGCAGCCTTCAAAGCATTACGATCCTCGTAGTAGTAATTAAGGATGTCAGCAACGCTACTGGGGTCAGGCAGTAAACGCTCTAAACCATAGTTTCTATCAGTTTCGGAACCGTTACAAGCGATGCGTGGAATGTCATTAAAAATCTCCTTAAGACTTGTGTGGTCGGGTACTACTTGCGCAACGCCTGTAGCAGCGTGCTCACTGTTCACCAGGCCCCATCCTTCGCCTATGCAGGTGTTTAGGCCAATATCAACAGAGTTGTAAACCTTGTTCAATTGTTCAATGGGAAGGCAGTTATGCGTGGAGAAATGCGGGCTAGTGAGAATAAGCTTGCCAGCAGCGTCATACCCTGCATCACGCGCCACGCGCTTAAACAATGGAATCAACTCCCAGCCCATATCCTTAGCTCCCATATTTAGCCACAGGCGAGCGTCAGGCTTGTCCTTGGCAAATTCAACGAAGCCTTTAATGGTCAAGTCAATGCGCTTGCGTGGTTGGTTCCTATTGCCATTGAAGACAATAAACGTATCCCCTGGCACGCCTAGCTCCTTGCGGCATTCAAGAGGGTCAATGGGGAAGAATTTAGTGAAGTCCGTGCCATGTGGAATGACGGCGATAGGCTTTTCATAGCCCATCTTGACTAGCTCTTCTTTGCCAAATTCTGTGTAAGTGGCGAGTCCATCCCATTCGCTCACTGGACCATTTAGCTCAGGGAAAATGCCATAGCTGTCAATGGGCGTATATACAAAAAATTTAAAGGGAATTGTTTCCCTGAGAGTCTTTACTGCCCCCCACAAGTTAATAGCCACCCACAGATCATTCGTCACCCATACGAGATCAGGCTTAATGGTTTGAACTAGTTCGGCAATACGATGGCCGCCAAATGGGTCGGAGCCATGCACCATGGCTGGGTAAGTTTTGTATTTAATGGCCTCCTCATCGTGGTCGCCATGGTAATTAGTGGCGAGCACATGCACTTCGTGCTTCTCAGCAAGCGCAGGGAGCAGGTATTCAGCCACTCGTCCAAAGCCCGTTTGAACGAATGCGTCACCGCAATAAAGAACGCGAGCCATAATCCTTCGTGAATCTTCGCCATCCTAGTGGGCTTTTATACTGATGACAAAAGGGGACTAAATGGCACTTCCAGAGGGCTCGATTCGCTTCTGTATCAGTACTTGCAAAAAGTTTGCGCCCCATACCATTCCAGTAATTATTCCAAGCTTGCTTGCGGCTGGTATCGAACCAGAGGAAATATTAATTGTGAATGGTGGACAGACTGCTCATACTTTGACAGACTGCGAAGGCGTTCCAATGTTGCTAACGCAGCAAAATTCTTTTGAATACACCCCGCTCATTGAAATTGTTGAGCAATCCATGGAAAGCGAATATTGGTTCCTTCTGCATGACACCTGCATTGCAGGCGCGGCCTTTAAGCAATTAGCCTATGAGCCTCCTGTGGATGCACCAGAAAAGGTTGCAATGAAATACACGCCGTCAATGAGTATTGGCCTGTATCGCCACGACTATCTCATGCAGCATCGAGATCGCTTAATGGCCATCAAAAACATGGACAGCTCTCCAGAAGCACTTCAACAGTGGAAGCAATGGGGAGTGCCAAACGAGGATTACATGCTTTGGAAACTCCAAGACGCACATTGCCATGTTTACCATCTAGATAGTCATGGCCCTGACGAGTGGAATTACCAGGGGCACGCCGACCCGTATGGCACTGGCTCACAACGCCGCATTGAATACTTCCCTCAATTGGACCTAGCCAAAGCAAAAAGTAATTGGCAAGGCGTTCAACCTCACCTTTGTATTGACATTTAATGAAACGCTTGGCAATTATTGGAGCTGGCTGGGTGGGATGTCACTTGGCCTATCAGCTTAGAAATGAATATTGCATCACGCTTTTTGATCGCGAGCATGAGCCATTCCACGGCGCTTCACTGGTAAACCAAAACCGCCTTCACCTTGGCTACCACTACGCTAGAAATTCCGCCACACGCGCATTATGTCGGCTCACTTTTGATCGTTTTATGCACGAATATGGAGCACTTACTTATGCTGTAAAAAATAATTTGTACGCAGTGCCAGAGGACGAGAGCCTTTTAGATGCTGGAACTATTAAGACTATTTTCCCTCCATTGCTTTGGCAACACGAAGAAGTTGAGACTAGCTTCCTCCGTGACACTTCTATGGTCTGGCGCACACAGGAGCGCTACATTTCCCCCATAGAGGCCAAAAAATTCTTTTCTGAGCGGCTATCTCCATTGTTCAAGCAAAGCGAAATTACAAGCAAGGATGTAGAAAGATTAAAAAGCGACTTTGATTTGGTAATTGATTGCACTAATAATGCGCTATTGAAACCATCAAAGAATGAATACTTTGAAGCAGTGGCAATGTTTCTTTATAGCGTTCAAAAGCCTTTGCCTTTTGGCGCTCTTACTTATATTGACGGGCCATTGTTTTCTTTTTATCCATTTCATGATGGCACCGTTTCTTTAAGTCATGTGGTGCATAGCGTTGCGACGGAATCAGTCGCTCCTGTCAACGAAGAACCATCAAGGGAACAGTTGGAACAGCTTAGACGTAAAGCAGAAAATCACGTTTGTCATTACTGGCCTGATTTTTCAAACCATCTCTCTCAGCACAGCATTGTGCTTTCAATGAAAAGCAAGCGAAGTAATGCCAGTGCCTATCGAGCGCCATTATTCAAACAGCAAGACAATCTTCTGTCTTGCTACACAGGCAAAATTCAAGGCATCTACTTAATTGAAGAGCGAGTGCGTCAAATGCTGGATGGCTTGTAAATTTGAGCGAAATAATCGTACTCACCTGGATAGTTTTTTGCCTTTAATAGCTCGCGAATCACTCCGCCTTCATACTCGGTATTGCGCAACGCCTCTGCAAAACGTTCGTGCTTGTCCTGGCAAATAATGGCGCCAATGTTTTGGTCACTAATGTGGACATGCTTAATGTATGGAAAGTATTGAAGAAGCACGTCTTCTGGCCATTGACTCTCTAGCCATGCACTGTTTGTGTCGATCATTGTTGCTACGTGCGATAAAGAATACTCGGCAAGGCTTTGAACAATTTCTTCAACCGTGAAAAAGTATTCACCACCATATGGCTTAGCCACGGGCTCAATGCAAACAATACAATCAATGGCGGCAAGCGCATCGTTGTTTCTTGCAAGCGCGTCCATTAAATAACGCCTGTCATCTTTGCGCAACCCTGGACTGCCAAGTACCATTCTTTTCCATTCATATTTTTGCGCCATTGCTATTAACTTTGCCAAGCACAGATCAAAAGCCTGTTCATTCCAAAACGCATCAATGTCCATGCCGTAGAACAACGATTGAGCAGAATATTTTTGTAGACAGCCAGAAAAACGACTGTGCCTTTTAAAAGGCACTGCTTCTAATAGTTCAATGCCATCGGGAAGATGCAGCACGATTTCAGAATGGTCCTCGGCTTCCCAGCCAATCGCGCTAACTCCGAGCTTCATTGATAAATGCCTCCATCTCTTGCATCACTTCATCCTTGGAAAGCCAATAACCACTTTGCGTGGCCATGGTGCTGTAATCGTAAGAAATTCGATCCCCAGAAGCGATTTGCGCATTCGGAAAAAACTTGTCAATAATGTCCAAAGTTTCAATGGGAGGCGGAAACAGATTGATTACACCTTCGCCTTTTACCGATTGAATGTCTTGCCATAGACGATTAAGTGGATACCACTGATAGGCCGAGTTGCCGTTGATTTGCTCCACATTATTATCATTAAGCAAGTCAAATAAAATGTTCTTTTTAATGAGCGGATGAAAGACAGCGGGGAGCCGCACAATGCAAGTGTTAAAAGCAAGCGTGTTTTGGATAAGTGTTTCAAATAGAAGCCTGTTGGAGCCGTAACCCAATGGGCCAAAATGTGTCCAAAAGTCTTCACTTGCTCCGCAGTCAGTATGTTGATAAATATCAATGGTAGAAATAAGAATTACTTTTGTCGCCCAAACTGTCGTCAATACATCGACAATGGAAAGAATATTGTTTAAATCTTTTGCTGGGTCTTGATTAACTAGCCACTTCGTCGCGGGCAGACATGCAAGATACAGCTCGTCTACTTGCCCCGGCATATTGGCAATATTCGGCAGCTCGTGAATGTTGCTGGAATTAAAGGTGGCATCAAAGTTAGTAGATTGCTGCAAAACTCTGCCAATTAAACCAGTGTCTCCTAAAAGGACTTTCATGGGCTTCAAGCTTTGCCTTACTATACTGGCACAGCTTGTGGTTGCTGCCTAAAGTATTTAACCGTGCATTTGCAGCGTGCTCCACATGCACAACGCACACCAGGCATGGGAACGCTGCCAATAGGCACGATGCCACGCGCTGCATAGCCAAGGCAGTCTTGGCAATGCACTGCTTGAGCATCCAAGATGCGGCGCATCAACGAAAACCCACGTTGTTGCTCGCGCATTTCTGTGCCTTGCCAATAAGAGCCCCGCACGCTCTGAGCATAGAGGCCAATACGAGCAACAGCCATAGGGGCAGAAATACGGCCATCCAAAAGGTCACGTACAAAACCTTGTAGATAAGTGTATTCCGCACGGAGGCGTTGGCCGATGCGACCATATTCCGCGCTGCCCATTTCGGCCCTTCCGCCGTAGCCAATGGTCGCTGCTTGAATGTGCGCTGCTTTAATTGCTTCACGAACGCTTCCCTGCCATTGATCAAGCGTAATTGAACCGTCTCCTAACATCCGCGTGAAACGCTTTAGTTGCGCCTCCAGCTTGTCAATGCGACCATCAACAAGCTTACCCACTGATGTTTTACTTAGGAATCGGCCTTTCTCGTCACGATAACGTCCACTGCGGCGGTCATAAGACCATTCAGCGTCCATCCTGATAGACATAACGACGCTGCTGAACGAAGATAAGTCATTCAGCATTGTCAGCCTCTAGCAGCTCTTTGAACTGTGCTGGAGCTTCTTCCTTCCATTGCTTCATAGCATCCTCGATGTCTTCGTCCGAAATAAACGCAGCCTCGTCAATGTCAGCAAGCATTAGCCCTTCCACTTTCATGGGCTCAATAGCATCCACTTTGCTGCTAACAAGCTTTGCTGGTCCCCGACGATCAGGATCAGGGTCAGCTTTACGCTTGCGGGCTACAATCGTCTGTCGCTCTTCCTTGTTCATGGCTTGGGCCTTTGCCTTGGGTAGGCACTTGGGCTTACCTTCCTTCTCTTCGCGACCGCCGCATTCGCCAAGGATTTCTCCATTGGCTCCAATCCTCACCCATTCTTCCTTGAACCACTTGTCAAGATCGTCGTAATTCACGTCACCATCGTCCCCCTTGAAGCCACTGCCACCACCGTGCTTCTTGGAATAAAGTTCTTTGTATTTCTGAACCATGTATGCGCTGGCATAAGCGCTCGGCCATACTTTGAACTTTGACTTTGTAGCAGCAATGGCTTGCTGGTGAAGATCCTTGTCTTTGAACTGCACGTCGCCCCTGACCTTTTCAAGGTCGCGAGGCAAGAACAATCCTGCTGCATCTTGCACCTCACGGCTTCCGTCCATCGGCAGAGTGCCATTCTCTTCGTTCATTGGGTCGCGCCCACCAGGAGGCACTTTCATCTCACCGCCGGGCTGCGGCAGTTCACGGGGAAGCGATGGGTCGAGAGTGAGTTCCATTGACCATTCAGAACCGCCATAACGGGCCTCTGCCACTTCTTTCGGGTGGAGCACGCCAAGTTGGATGTAACGGCCGTCTACTGCCGCCACGCGAGCCCTCACGTCGGCCTTCTCCCTTTCATTCAGTTCAAACAAGTCGTTGAAATGAATGCGCCATGAATCAGGCACTTGTCCATTGGTGGGACCGTCTTTGCTCAGAAGAATCATCTCCATGAGATGCTTGATTGGGCGCTTGAATCGAGATGCCTGATAGTCACCCAACATTTTTGCAAAGTCACGCTCTTCGCTCCGGCCAGTGGAGCCCAATCCGCTAGGGCTTTCCCCAAAAAGAATGGTGTGAGGAATTTGTGAGGCGCCAATAATATCAATGCGCAGTTTCTCCAGGATTTCTCCAATGCCACCAAAGTTGCGGCTAATGAATTCCAGCTCTTCTTTCTCTGCGTCAATTGCATAGCCGCGATACACGCTCTTGCTCATGTCGTTCAAGATCAGGCGATCGCGCACGTCCTTTTCTTTGCCAGCAGCAAGCATCGTGGACAGGCCGCGAAGTTTATGCACAAAGATGTCAAATTCAGTAAGAAGCGTGGCTGCAGAACTAATGCCAGTGGAATAGAAGCGAAAGCTGTCATAAACACTCTGCAGACTGCTCATCCCCCACCCATAGTTCCGCTGCCTGATCCTGTAGGGAAGCCATTCCCCATCAAACCTCAGGATCCTGTCTTTGTGGATGTAAGTGAGTTGTGGCTGGCGAATGAGGTCGCCAGAAATGATTTGATAGTAAGTGGCCTTGGAATAGTCGTAGAGACTTTCCTCGCTGATCACTGGGGCAATCTGCCAGCGATCAAGCACTTCCATACCTTCAATACTGCGGATGTTCCGTCGATCTACGGGCTGGTTTGCAGGGCGCCCGTCGTCGATGTACAGAAGAATAACTGCGCCGCCAAAAAGTCGTGCATTTTTACAAGCAAGACCGAGGTTCTCAAGGATGTATAAATCCTCGATAATTTGCTCAATGCCAGCCACCTCTTCAGCGGCAGCACCTTCTCCACCAAACAGCACCTTGAAACCCTTTCTAGTGGCTTGTTCGGCAACAATGTCCACAATTCGCTTGGGAATCCACTCGGAATAAAGGTTTTCTAGTTCTTCCTGTGTGAGAAAGACGATGGGCTGGGCGGAAGTGAATTGGCTTTTGTCGCGACCAGTGCCCATGCCTGTGAGGGCATTCACCAGACCGTCCACTCGCAGGCTCTCATTGCCGTTGTGGCCAAGATTGACGATTTCTTCCGACATTTTCCCGCATTATGTGTTGCATCCATGCTAACTGGTGGCTACAGTAGCCACGATGTCCATTTAATCATGCCCACTCCCATTGAATTTGTCTTCACTGATGAAGAACGTCAATTGGCCATGGAGGAAGGACTGAGGCGCCAGGGCTTTAATGAAAGCAAAGGCTTGCGCGGGCGTAATGGCGGAGCCTGGAAGGGAAGCAAGGCTCTGGATATTCATCTACTGGGCGCGGCGGGGGAAATGGCAGTGGCCTCTTATCTGGGCATGAAACCTTTGCTTTATCAAGAAACTGAAGCTAAGCGCGGCTCTGATGATCTGCCTGGCATTGACGTAAAAACCAGAAGCAAGCATAAATATGACTTGATCGTCCAAAAAAACGAAAGTCCGAAAAAGAAGTTTGTCTTGGTTACGATTGAAGACAAGACCACCCTCATCCATGGCTGGTGCTATGGAGAAGAGGCGATGGAGGAGAAATATTGGGCTGATCCTGCCCGTGGACGCCCTGCATATTTTGTCCCTAAAGAAAAGTTGCGCAGCATGGATGAACTTGCATGAAGCTTAAATGCAGTGAATTTGCCAAGCTAGTTCTGCAATTAGAGTTGTGGCCTGAGCAGAAGCGCATTCTTGATTCTTATTTTGGTGGAGACAAGACGCACGCTGTGTGGGCACTAGGCCGACGCTGTGGTAAGACGCTCATGGCCTCCATTGCAGCGCTCTATGCCTGCTTTGTTCTGGAAGATCAATACAAGAGGCGCGTAAGAAAGTCGGAAAAGTTTTACATCCTCACCATTGCAAACGATCAAAGCCAGGCCAAGCTTGCCCTGAACAACATCCGTCAATTGTTGATGGACTCTCCCTTGGTGGGTGAGATCACTAGGGAGACGGCCACTGAGATTGAAGTGAGCAATAATTGCGTGTTCCAGGCCATTCCCGCATCAGCTCGTGCTTCTCGTGGTAAAGCCGTGGTGATGCTAATCATGGACGAGCTGAGCTTTGCCATTGAAGGCGATGCCAACCGTGGCGCCGGTGCCATCTACCAAGCCCTGTCTCCCTCCATCGCTCAGTTTGGCAAGCACGGTCGCATCCTGGAACTGTCTTCGCCATGGCTCACTGATGGCTTGTTCTATCAACACTATTGCGAAGCCACGTCTGGTGACTACCCGTTCATGCAAGCGGAAAACCTGGCCACTTGGACAGTCAATCCAAATTTGCCATGGGGGTGTCCGTTCCTTGAAGCTGAACTAAAACGCGACCCTGATAAGTTCTGGGTGGAATATGGTGCTCAGTTTGCCAAGAACAACTCTGCATTGTTGGCAGCGGAGATTGTTGACATTTCCGTGAATAAAGAAAGGGGCATTTTGTTTCCGCAGCGTGAACTAATGGGAACATATGTATTGGCCCTTGACCCTGCTCGTGGTGGCGTGGGTCGAGATGATTACACTGCTTGCATTGTGCATTACGAAGGTGAGCGCCTAGTGGTGGACAAATTTCACGCCTTTGAGCCTGATTTTGATATTGGCGGAAAGAAAGAAGTGAATATTGCCAAGGTAGAAGAATGGATTAGGGAGCACCACCGCATTTACGATTTTCAAAGTATTGTGCTTGACCAGTTCAACAGTTCTGGCACCATTCAAAGCATGTCTAAAGACTTCCCCATTGCTGAACTTGCTTGGTCCGTTAGCACCAAGATGAAAGCATTTAGCAAGATGAAGGAGCTCTTTAATGCTGGCCTTATTGAAATGTATCCTCACGAGAAAGCCGTCAAGCAACTGAAAAACCTCAGTGTTATCTACAGAAGCAGTGGGCAATGGGCAGTAACTGGTGGTAAAGAAGTGGGAGTAGATGACTACGCTTTTGCCTTGGCTGGTGCCATTCTTGAAGCCTCTAAGGATAATGATATTGATTGGCTGAACAGTCTGGTACGCTGATCACCACTAGAATTTTCAGGAATTTAGAATTATCGACTTTTTTGAAAAATGAAGCATTTTTATCTTTCCTTGAAGGAGGTGTCGTATCTTGTTGCATTGTTAGAAGCTGATAGGCAAACTGCTCTTCAACTGCTAGCAGCAGATCATTTTTACGAACCCTCGCTCCTGCCACGCTTGAAAAAGCTGCAGCAGCAGTTAAAGGTGGAGCAACTTGCAAAGAAAGAAAGCGTTGAATAGACTAGCCGTACTTGCGTTTCCACCATGGTTCTTTCTCGGGCTGCTGAAGAGGCGTTTCACGCTGCCATTGAAGCCGCTTATGCCATGCAAGAGCCTGGCGTGAGCATGGAAGATCGCAAGTTGGCTGAAAAGGCCTACGCTCACCACATGCAGCAATATTATTGGCTCAATGGAGAGAAAGACAGAGGGGATTGGTGGGACAAGGAATGTTCGCTGTTCCCTGATTCTCCGCGATGCAAGCTTTATGACATCTAGCCATGGTTGGACTGTTGTTTATCCTTCATGGTCAGAAAAGGGAAGTTGTAGTGCCCCTGCGAGAGGCAAGGCACGTACATAAGCAATTGTGCTCAGAAGGAGCGGTTGTGTTTTGGAGCTGGCGCTGCTAAGATTTTGGGGCTTCCTGCAGGAGCCCGTTGGCCAACGGCACCAGCATCCTCGTCAATGCTGGTTTCGGAGATGCCGTGGATGAGTTGAAGCATTCATGGTTCTTGTTGACAGAACTACAGGCCGCACCTGTTAATTCCCTAATGCGGGATAAGTTCTGTCTCACGCCCTTGTAGCCCAATAGGAAGAGGCATCTGATTTAAGCTCAGACAAGTGTCAGTTCAAATCTGACCAAGGGTATTTTGTTCTTCTTTGTGAATCCAAGTTTTTAGTTCGTGAACATAAGCCCTGAGTTCTGCTGCCTTTTTGGCATGCCAAGGGTCTCCATGGAGAAGAAATAATTCAGTGTGATTATCAATGGCTTTCAATAAATTATGAATGGGCGCGTTCCATTTGCAGCGAATGGGGGTGTCAAACGTCCTGCGCTCGCCCACGGCTTTTGAAGAAGTCTTTAATCAACTCTAGACAAGAAAGACGGGGCTTTCTATGCGGGAAAAGCGGGGCTTCCGATGTAGCAATAGCGGAAGCCCCACAGCGTCAAGAGCCGTAGGAAGGAAGATTTACGTTGGCGATTTCCCATAGCGGCACAGGAGATAGCGTGTTCCACGCTGTTTGTTTGTATTTGGCGCTGGATATGCTAGAAGGAGCGACTCCCCACTCTTCGGCCAGGTCTTCCCTCAACCCTCGCAGTGAGCGTAGGTCAGGAAGTCGCCTCAACACTCTTACTTGATACTCATTTAAGATGGCGCCCCCGACTGGTCCTCTCTTGCGATTGCTTCTGCCATCAATGTAACGGGGATGAGAGCCTCTATTGCGAACGCAATCTTCTAGATTTTCCAAGTGATTGCCCCACCTTAAGTTTTCTGGCATATTATTTGTATGAATGTCGTCATAATGCAATACTAAATTTTTCCCTTCTGGAGGCAAGCCATGAAAAGCCAGGCAAATTAAACGAGCGACTGTGAATCTTTTTGTCTTTCCTTCTTTAGAAAGCATGACAGAATGACGGCCGCTATCTTTATTGATATTTGGGGACAATTGTCTCCCCCTGAATGTGCGCGTGCGCTGCTTCTGATTTCGCTCATCTAAAACAGTCCTGTCTACAGATCTAATATTACCCAAGCTTGAGGCTTCGTATAAATTTTCGTAGCCAGGAATAGGTTTCCAGATTTCTTCCATAAAAAAAACGGGGTGGTTAACCCCGTAATCATAGCATAAGAAGGGAATCAAATGTCAACCATAGCATGGAAGATTTACGTTTGAACTTTCAAAGAACGCGATTTGACGGCTACGACGGGAGTCTTCCATGCCAGAAGCCTTTCCTTCCCAGAACAGGCGCTCAGAGCGCTGCATCCAAGCGTTTTTGTCGAGCCATTGATCATCGCTCTTGCCCAAGTGCTCAAACAGCCAGCCAGCAGTGGCAATGCGCAGCTTATTAAGGCTTTCCGTTTCCGTTTCGCCCAGTTCCTTGGCCACCAAACCATGAACGCCACAATGCACTTGCTCGTCACGGCTAATGTCTGCTGACACCGTGCGCATGCCGATGTTGCCATTGAAGCGGAAGAACGGCAGGGCAACGAAGAAGATAGAACGCTCAATAATGGACACTTTATGAATTGGATGGGCGGGGTGCTCCATCCACACCTTCAAGATGTTTTGCACTTCTCGCTCTGCCTTCTCGTCAGTGCCATAGGCGGCAGCAACATAGTTCAGCGCTTCATCATGACGCTCTTCATCCTTCTGGTTGGAGCGCAACGCCTCAATGATGCCAGGAGTGGAAGGCAGTTCCTTCTGTAAGCCTTGCTCAAGCAAGTCCTTCACGGGCAGTTCAAGGTGGCGCAAAGCAATGGTCTTGAAAAGCGTGGATTCAGCGCCTTCCTTCACAGGCGAATTGTCCACTGGCGTGGCTTGCCAGGGGCGCTTCTTGGCGATCATTGCTGAATAGGGGCTCTTTTCAAGGACGGTCATTATTAGAAAGCGCGATGGAAAGGAATGAAAACAGACAGAAGAGGGCCGTCAAAGCGGCCCCGTCAACAAAAGGAGGAGAAGGATGGGTCACTCCGCGCATGCAGCGCAGAAACCAGCATCTATGCCACAAGAGACAGTCTCTCCTAAGGGCTCAGTATCGCTGAGTCCAAACATGGTCTTAAATTCGTCGTCTAAGGCAGCGTAAGCATCATCTTTTCGTTGCGTGTCCGGGAGAACTTGCAGCGAATAGTAGAGGCTTGTCTGAGGAGATTCTAGCCAATCTTTCAAGAAGGCCTCGTCGTAAATAACAATGTCGCTCCATGAGTTATACGAATAGCCATGGAAAAGACCAGTGTTTTGATACAGACGTACCAGCTCATCTGCGACCAGTTTGTAATTGTCCCAGCCCACTTCAGCAGCAATTTCCACTTCCCCATAGTCAAAGCTTTCCACGCCGAAAGTGCCACTATCCCGATCAACTAAACGAGCAATGGGAGGGGCGATTTCAGGGGCTGTCGTAAAGCCTTTGGAATCTAAATAGCGGTAGGAGCAAGAGGCTGTAGGAGCAATGCAGAAGGCGCGTTCCATTCCAGCTTCACGAGCCACTTCAGCAGCACCACTAATACCTTGGAAGATGGCAAATACGGCATTACCCACTGGCTTGTCCATAATTTCATACCAGTCTCGCGGATCTTCTTGATTGAAGGCTTTCAGGGCTTTGCCGAAGTCAGCATAAGAAATGCCATGGAGGGAAAGGAAATTAGCAAGCCCAAGCATGCCAAGCCCCACTTGTCTATCAATCACAGAAGGAAGATATTCGCCTGTGGCGCCCACGCCCGTTTTGCCATGAAGCTCACAGAGCTGCTCCATGCCCTCCACAAAGGCCCCTGTCACGTCTTCAATGGAGCAGGCGCCCATATTGACATGCTGCAGCAGGCAGGTGCCACGATGGGGGAGATACACTTCCAGGCAAACATTGGCACGAATGCGCTCGCCTTTTTCGTTGTAGCGAATCTTATTAAGCCAGATGTCGCCAGTGCCAATGCCTTTAAGGAGAGTATCAATCAGCTCCTTAGAAGAACGTTCAAGGAAATTTTCGTCTACGTTTAGACAACGTTTCACCCATGGAAGTTCTTGCCTAGAAGCTTGCAGGAAATCAAGCGCATCAGGATGGTCATAATCAAGATGCAATACTACAGCCCCGTTTTTATAGACGCCGCCGCGACGAAGAATTTCATTGAGAGTGGAATAAATCTTGCCAAAACTTACAGGACCACTTGCTACAAGCCCTTTGCCATTTTCATGCCCTTTGCCGCGCAAATTAGATAAATGAACAGCAACTCCTGCACCATTACGCAGACCATGGGAAACAAAGCGCCAAGATGCTTCAATGCCTTCCTCCCCTTCCATTGAATCTTCAACTACAAAAACTGTGCAAGATACGGGCAAGCGTCCATTGGTATCATCCATCCAATTTTGGACTCTTCCTGTGCGAGCAATCTTGTCTGCCTTGGCTCCTTCCTTCAGCTTCATGAGACGAAAAAGCCCGCTCATGCGGGCTGGTGACAACAGGAAAAAGCCTAGCTCAAACTTCCATCGTGCCAGCTTTAATCACAACATCTTTGCACAATTGGCGCTAGTCGCACAGCCCGTCTGGGTCTTCCATGGACTGCTTGTCCCTGGCGAAGAGCATGGCGCTGCTCTTGGTTTTGAAATAGAACGGCTTACCTTCGTAAGCTACAAACCAAGAAAAATCTGGCCTGGAATGGACCGGCCACACCTTAATGGCTCCCACCATAAAGGGGCTAGGAAGATCATCCCACATAAAAGCCCTAAAGAGACTAGCTCCTTAAGGCTAAAGGCTATGGAAAAAGAAAATGGTAGCAATTAGTGCTTTTGCACAATATAAGGCTTAAACAATTTGGTAAGTTCTTTTTCGCAGTCCTTTTCAGTGTGGTGAATTAACCAATCATAAAACACTTCAAAAATGGCTTCCACTGCACTTTCTGTGTAGTAGGTGCCATCACACTCCATGCAACTATCAATGATGGAACACAAGCGGTCATAAATCCATTCTTCCTGCTCTTCCTTCCTTTTTTCTTCTTGCTTAGCAAGCAAATAGCCAAGCGCAGCAGCAGTCACCTTGTCATTACATAGTTCAAAAGCTTCAAGACGCTCTCGCGCTTCGTCTAAGTCTTCCTTGCAGGCATCCATTGCAATGGAGAAGAGCAGGGAACTGGCGAAGCTCATGGGACACGAGGAACTACCAATCAGGATAGCAGCATGCCGGTGGCGTCTCATCTAAAGATAAGTGCCAATCCAGGAGGTCAATTTGATGGCCGCTATGCGCTGCCACGCGTGGACGGTAGAACTGCTCCTTAGGGGGCTTGACCATGGCAGGCAAGTCCCGAATGGTGCGAGGCCATGCTCTTTCTGAAGAGACGAACACTCTCCAAAAGCTGACGACTGTGGCATAGCCCGTGCGACTGTTGTTATATCCCATGGTTGCGGAGAAGGGAAAGTAATGCTAACAGCGCTTATTTTCCTTGCTTTTGTCTTGATTTGCCAATAAAAGACACTTTCCTAACTGTCACTTCCTTGCTATAGCATGAGTCTCATTTAAGACTCATAAGATTTAGCTCTACAATAACAATAGGCGTAGCGTGTGCTCCATTACGAGCAGCTTTCAAGCCTCCGCGAGCCGCTACGAGCAGGAGCCCCCAAGGCGATAGATAACAAGCGGCTCAGCTCCACCATCCTCCTCTCAACTCCCTTCTTTTAAGAAGCCTTTGCTAGGAGCCCTACGAGCTGAGCCCCCAAGGCGGTACATTCCTGGGCTCCTTCCTTACCACCTCCTTTCGCTTTCTTCTTTTCTTTTGATCGCCCATATTGTGCGTAGCTATCGCCAGTCTTAAAACAGTCTCAAATGAGACAATAGTAAGACTAAGGCCGCATGAATGACGCTCCTGGGGGAGCTACCCTCTCGCAAGCGGCCTTCATAAATTCATGCTTCATCCCCTCGCCTCACCAACTGATCCCTCCTGGAGCGTAATTATTGCTCTCCTAATCCTCCTTACTTTCGTCCTCCTTGCCATAGCTCTCATCCTGAAAGAACCATAAGACGACGAACAATCTTGGTGACCTCACTCCCCATCGTTCAGCTCTAGATCGTTCGGTCAGTGCGCACTGGGAAGTGGCATATGGGGAAAAAATGGATTGAAAATTACGTCGCTCCTAATTTGGGTATCCCCGACCCCCTGCGATAGAACGCCCGTACTACTGCTCCCTGTAACATTTTGCAACTGATAAGCAATGCTGATAAAAATGTCTTATTGAGAACGCCTCTCAATAGGCTAATTGTCTCCCAACCATAGAAAGAAAGGGGCCCTCACTATAAAGTAAGGGCCCGATCGTTTCGCAGCCTATAGGCTAGTGGGAGCGATTGCGGCGTTAGCTTTCTTCTTTCCAGTGCCATGGGCGAGGAAAGCTATCACTACCCTGCGGCCGCGATGATGGCACAGCTTGCAATCGGCGCAAGTGGTAGTGTCTGAACGTTGCGCAGGACACACTAGAACAGTGTTCCCGGCCGGCGTGTGCCACGTTGTGCGCTCTTCATCGCTGTTAGCTACCATCACGGCAGGTAATCCGGCGGCGATTGCATCATCGGCGGCTGTTTCTGACTCAGTGCTGAGATTGATTGTAAAACCGTTGCGGTTAGCGTATTTCAGAAGCTGAAGATTCTCTCCCAACTTTATGTCATGGTGAGTGTAGGTGAAGGCCTTTAAGTGTTGCACACTTGCTACCATGCGGCGGATGAATGTGCGGCTGATTCTGCCGTTTGTATGCGGGCAATCTCCAGCCTGATTGTGGCGAAACAGACGCCCACTTTCTAAGCTGAGAAGACTAGAAAGGAATTCCGAGAATGTAACACCGCGCAGACCTTCGGTAACCTTTCGCCAATGTAGGAGAAGTGGGCCCGATTCTGCGTAGCATCCGTTCTGAAAGAAAGGACAGGAAGGAGAACACGTGGCGCGGGAGGACGTGCTAACGGCTATGGGCCCAGTCTTAGCGTTAGAGCTGACAGTAGAAAGGTGAAAAGAAAGGGAAGAAAGTTTCATGATCAGAAAGAAAGAAGGAAAGAAAGAAAGGCTAGAAAGTTTCAAACCACTTGCGATAATCTGCCTTCAACGCATCGGAAACCTCCTGCCAATAGTTGAAAGCATCCTCTTCATCATTGAACTGGTTGTTGTCATCCACCAGGGCGATCAGTTCGATGAGTTGGCCGGGGGTGAGACTTGTCATGATTCAGAAGGAAAGAAAGGGAAAGAAAGGAAAGTAAAGAAAGGCTCAGAAGTTCTCGGACGGTTCATCCCACGCCACGCGGTGACCTTTCACGGTCTGCCGATAGAGTGCACGCGCCTTTTCAGCAGGCAGAACGGGCGCAGAAGCAAACGACCATAGGAGAGCCTCAGCAACGTCCCTCAGGGTCTGGCAAGGGCTGATCTCCCATCCCTTGCTTACGTGGTAGCCGTGCTGTGCGTGGGAGATGCTGTCGATCAGCCCGAGGGTTCTGGCCGCTGCCTTAATGGCTTTCACGGTGCCACGTTTCTGGCCACGTGATACGGCAGACAGAAATTCAAAGGCGTCCGGGCGATTGCAGAAGGTCATGAGAGGAAAGCGGAGGGAATCGGCCGGGAATCGCTTCCCTGCCATGGGCCCATTGTTGCCGCCAGAACGGACCAGGGCGCGGCATGCTGTGCCGCCTCCAGCACCGGCACACAATGCGGCGCACTGCGCCGCTTTCATGGTTTGGCCCATTGTCTGGCGCCCGTGGTTGGGAGGATCCTGCAGGGAAGGAAAGAACGCGCATGCGCGCGCAAATCATGCCTCCCGCCATCCTGTCAACCATTGCCCAAAAAGTAGCGAGGCGAACCGTAACGGCCGAAACGCCTTGCCCCATCTGGAAAGCTGCGGAAAGCGCTTCTAGGTGTGGGGATAGCCGGGAAGGCCTGAAACGCCTCACAGAGGCTCCTGGGAGCCTCTCAGCGCTGATCAGCGCTGCTTATGGTTCGCTGCAGTATAAAGAACTGGAAAGGCCGAAAGGTATAGCTAACAACAGCGCTCCTAAGGGTAAAGAACTGGGACATAACGGCATCGTGATAATGCACTGCCATGGGCAAGCGATTGTCACATTTCGCAATACTACGGCGAGTCGGTCGGGAATCCGGGGATTGTGCCAATCCGCCAATCGGCACAAGTGCAAACGTACTAGTCGGGCGCTGATAAGCTGGGCTGATTGTTTGGCCTGGAATGATCAGGATGCCTTATAAGATAAGGGATGCTGATGGTTCGGCCCGGATTGATAAGCTCAGCTTATGGATGCCATTATTGAGAATGATTCTCAGTATCAGTAGTACACCAGTACTACAGTACACCAGTACTATTGAGAACGATTCTCATTCTCACCAAGAAAAATAGTACAAACGCACTAATACACCTTTGCCCGGACCCAATACGCCTCTAGCCGGGTCCAATACACTTTCAGCCGGACCCAATACATAGCCAGCCGAACCCTCACCATTTAAGCCCTGATTGAGCCGCCGCAATGGCGGCTTTTTCGTCTCTATACGGCCCTCCCACTTCTTCCCCATCGTCTTCATACCAGTACCAGCCCTCTACAAGCTCTGTGCCCTTGCAGCAAGCTTCTGAGAAATAATCAATGAGAATCATACTGGCCACCAAGTTCAACTAAAGCATCCCGCAAAAAATCAACAAAATGCTGTTTGTGAATGTTTTTGAAGATATTGTCCACATATTCTTTAGTGTCAGGATCGTAAAGCACCATGCCTCTCCACCAGTCCTCAACGAAGTGTGAAAGCGAATCATCGTCAATCATGAGAATTCTCCAATGATGTAATCAAAAGGGCCATCGCCACCATGGCCAATGCAATGGCCAGGATACAAAGCATGCCTGGCGAGACCACAAGGGCCAATCGTGGCGTGATTATCTGCTAACCATTTCTTGTCGAAAAGCTTTTCCGACCGTCCTTTTCTATCCCAAACAATGGAAAAGAAAAGAGCAGGATCAATGGAATCTCCATACTCGTTTCTAATTTCATAATCTTTTTCTTCCACCTTGTAATGAATATGGCTCCACATATCGCCCCAATTGTGTAAATCTTTTTCGGGATACACGTGCAAGCCAAAGCACCACCCTGCCGAGCTTTTGCCAAGATGCAATGGTTCTTCTACTTCTTTACCACAGTGCAAGCATTTAGGAGCATGCAAATAATAATTGGTTCCCATGGTCAAACCCTCTTGAATTTAGAAAGCATCAAGTTCCACAAGCCTGCAGGGATGTCACCAGGGCGATATAGCACATAAGCGGGTCTTCCTAGAACCATGCCTCCTTCACCATCAGGCTCAGGCTCTGCTTCATCAGTCCAAATACCTTTGCATTGACCATCATCATCAAACACGCCAATTTGGTAGTCTCCATCTTGCATGCACACTCTGACGTGCATGATCAATTCACGGAGACGCGCTGCTTGATACACTCCCTGGGTGGAAGGAAAGTAAGGCCCGTTGCTGTTGTAGTTGCGGATGGTGTGCATGGGTTTCAGGCTTTTTCGGCCTCAATAATTTCTTTGAGCTGGTCAATAATGCAACGAATGTCATGAGCGGCGCTTAGTCCTGCATCGTCCAATGCTTCGTCCATTGTCTTAATTTCATCTTGCACTTCTTCAATAGAAGCGAAGGTTTTAGCAGTGAATGGAATGCCCCATTCATCATCAAGAACGAGAGAGTAAGGCATGATCAATCCTCAGGGATAATGCGAAAGTCAGGATCGTTGTTCCTTTTAATCCATCGGCATTGATTGAACTGCGGAAGCACAATGAAAAGCTTGTCGTGGAAATTCTGCTCAACAATGGCAGTGGTGATGGTGGTGCCGATGCGGCTACGGCCTTTATTGCTGATGGCCAGGATGTTGATGGTGTCTTGCACGGTTCTAGGGAGGCTGCGGAGGGTTCGGAGGGTGCGGAGGGGGGAGAGGCCGCTCAGGCGGCCTGCAGGTCTTCTTTGCTCCACCTAACAATGGTGGCAACAATATCGTGGCTCAGGGGCTCCCACAGTGGCATGGGCAGGCTTCCTCGGCGGCTCATGCAGATGCGGCCATCTTCACGCTTGTGGAGGGCTGCCATGGCAGGAAGCATGAGCATGTCACCAGCCTTGGCTTCGCAGATGAAGCGAGCAACCATGGAAATGAGCTGGTCTTGGATGAAGGAGGAGGTCATGGGAAGAAGGAAGGGAGAGGCTCGCGCCTCGTTGAGGGAATAATAAGCCAGAAAGGGCGCCCAAGCGCCCCTTCCGTTGTTTCTTCACAAAGTGACGGTGGAACCCACTGCTTCCAGCCATTCCTTGAGCCAAGTGCCGGTGGTGGTGAAGCGAATGGTGGAGCCCTTAACAAGCCTGCCTTGGAGATGGTTGTGATTCACCAGGGTGACGTCGAAGCAGTCGTTGCCCAGCTTGACGGCATTGAGCACTTTCTTGCCGTTGAAGCTACGCACTGCACAGTCAACGATGCCGCCAAAGTCGTGAACAGCGGCGCACACCTCCCATGCGTTGGCGGGAGCCGCGACAAGGCAACGCTCAGTGGCGGTCAGGGTGGAGAAGGAAGCAGCCATGGAGTGAAAGGCGGTGAGGCTCGCGCCTCGTTGAAAGAACAGTAAGCGAAAAGGGCCAGGAGCGCAAGCCCCCAGCCCCATTTCCCTCCATTGCAACGCTCAGGCCAGAGCCAGGGAGTGGGCCTTGGCGATGGTGGCAGCACCAGTGCCCCAGTAGAGGCTTTCCAGCCGCTGGCGGGCAGCATCAATGGAATCCACGGCACGGCCTGCATCGTGCGAGAAATACTCCGTGATGGCTTGATAGGCGCCCCACATGGTGCCCTGCACGCCAGGAATATCAAAGCCAATGCCTTCCCCATGGAACTTGTTGGCCACGTTGTCCCAGGCAGTGAGGTCTTCCAGCTTCTTGGAGCGGGCAGTGCTCTTGTCGCCCCGCTTGTCGTTGGTCATGCCCACCAGTTGGTCAGCAAACACGCTTTCGCAATACTGACGGAACAGAGCGGAAGTGCAGGGCTTGGCGGCCATTGCCTTCAGCTCATCAATGCCCGCAGTGAACTGCTGGCGCTGCATATCAATGATCGAGGGGAGGTGATCAATGAGAGCGTTGGCGTTCTTGGTATGGCGAATGCGCATCTTCTTGGTGGATGCACCAGCAGCAGCACGGCCCAGAGCGTAGGAAAGCGTGTTCTGACACACCACACGAATGGGGCTGAACATCACCTGGAAGGCAATAGTGCCATCGTGAGAAGTGCAACCAACAAGGTATTGGTGGATGGTGTCACCAGGGAGCACATCAGCTTCGGAATTGTTCACCTTGGCGGTGAATGCAACCTTGCGCCCTTCGTTGAGCACCACCACGGCATCCATCGTTGCATCTTCATGCAGGGCTTCTGCCACCCTGATGAGCTGTTCGTTTTGAACGATGGCATAGCTTTCGCTTTGGATGGAGAGCACATTGCCAGTGTCGCCGCGAGTGATGGCCTGGTAGCCAGGGATGGGCTCACCAGCAGGATCAAACACGGGAGTGCTGATGGTGCCCCAGTCTGCGTTGGCAGTGGCGAAAGCTTCACGGGCGGGCTGGGTGCCGTCGAGGACGGTGCCAAGCTTGTGCCAGGCGGGCTCATTGTTGAAGAACACGCCGGAGGTGAATTGGTGGCTCATGGCTTTGAGAGGAAAGTTGGCTGACGAAAGGAAAATTAGTTCATTTGGGGCCTGAGGTCAAGCCCCGTTACAAAGCTTCACGCTTTGGCGCTTCAGCGCTGTTGGTCGCAAATGCCAGCCAGCATCTCGCCCACGTAGTCGTGAACAGCATGCAGGCGGTAGAAGGCCTGATCGCGCTCCTTGCGAGCGTGATAGTAGGCATCAGGGCCCTGCGGATAGAAATCCCTCCCATTGAGCTCGGCTTTCGCCAGGGCGTCAATGGCCTTGTCAATGGCATCGTACGCAGCAGCGTAGCCGTCGCGCAGATCGGTGAAGCCGGTGCCGTTGAGGTGGACAGTGGGAATGGTTGCCATGGGAAGGAAAGGAAAGGAGAGGCTCGCGCCTCGTGAGAGAACAATACAGGACAGAGGGGCCTGGATTGGCCCCTGTCACAATTGTTTACAAACGATCAGGCCAGCACCAGCGTCTCGCCTTTGGCAGTGATGCTCACCACACGCTCGCAGTCAAAGGAACGCCAAGCGCCCTGCCCATCCTTGCGGGCCACTGCAAAGTCGCGGCAGCGAACAATGGAAGCATTGGTAGAGGGCTTGCCAGTGCCTTTGATTTCCTGGCGGTCGCAAGGATTGAATTGGATCTTGCGGAGGCTGCCGTCAGCCTTGACGAATTCCACGCTGACGATGCTGCTACCAGCGTGGCGAAGGAAACCGCGCACGATGGGGGTTTTGGTTGCGTAGCCGAGGAGGTAGGTGGTCATGGAAAGAAAGGAATGAGAGGCTCGCGCCTCGTTGAAGCCATAATGCCCATGGACGGAGCCCCGGTCAAGCCCCTGAACCATCAGAGTTGTTTATCGTTTAGGCGCAAGGCCCTTGATGAAGAATTGTGACAAACGACTCCTGCGAAGCCTGTCAGCACTGACAAACTGCTCACTGTTTGTCCCCAGATTCTTAATCTTGACTAGGGAGGTTTCTGCCTTCTTAGGGAGCACTTTATATTGTCCTCTCCAGCCAAAGATGTGGTCGTTGAGATCAACAATTGCGCCAGGCTCAAACATCACTTACTTTCCATTGCCTTCACTGTAGACGGAGCGTAAGTGAGGCGGCAATAGCGCTCAGGGTGAATGTTTAGGCATTGGCGAAGCATTGCCGGGCTATCTTGCGGCTCGGGCGTATGCACTAAGGCGGCCAGAGTGAGCATACTCATGCCACAGGAGATGGAGAAGAAAGAAACAATGGAGGGGAGGTTGTTCATCGGAAGCGAGGCGACGAGAGCACATTACACGATCGGCCGGATCCTGCGGGGTTTGTAAAGGACTATTACAAAGTTAGCCAGACCCTTTAGCCTCCCATTGCTGCGCGTATTCCAAAAGTGCCTGTACTCCACCAACAGAATCATTGCAGTAAGCAAAAGCGGAATTATGAGGACCGCAGATATATCCACGAGCCCTTCCAGAATTATGATCATGATCAAGGCATGTGCCTAGTCTTACGCAGCCAGGTACTGCACAAAGCGTTCCCTTCGGCGGTGGGGGATGTATTTTTTTTAATTTTTTAAGGTGATCTATAGCGTTCTTTTTGCAGCTATTGCAACGCGATGAGTAGCGAGGTTGTCCTTTTAAGTTCAAATAATTTACTTCAAAGCAATTTTCCGGCAATCGACGACGACAGGTGCTGCATTCTTTTGTCGCAATGCAGTCCGAAAAGCATTCTCCAATTCCAGGAATTAACTCTAATTGCATTGAAAACGAAATTAGCCAAGTCAATGTAACGCAAAAAAAAGACGCCCCCCAGTCGAGGGACGCCTTGCAGAGCTTGCGCTAAGAATTACAGCCTGCTGATACAGACACTGGCAAGTCCCTGACTGGTGCTGGCGATTTGAGCAAACGCCCCATGAGAAAGATCAATGATGCGGCTGCCATAGTAGGGGCCACGATCATTCACGCTAACCACAACGCTCCTGCCGTTGTTTTGGTTAGTCACGCGAAGCCTGGTGCCAAAAGGAAGCGATGGATGGGCAGTGGTAAGCCTGGAGGGAACGAAGCGCTCTCCGTTGGCAGTGAGACGGCCTGCAAAGCCATCATTGAGACCATAGTAGCTGGCAGTGCCGCACGACGATTTAGCCTCCACTGCAAGGGGCGCCAAGGCGCTGAGAGCAATGGAAGCAATGGAAAAGAAACGAAGCATTTGTAAAGAGAAAGTAAATAGCGAGGGTCAGGGAGTCGCCTCCTGACAGTGTTCACCGTACCACATTTTCCCTTTCCATTGCCAATGGACTGTTTCGACGCAGGAGGTGCTATGCTTTCCAAGCAAGTCGGTCCTGAGGCGTAACAACCTCCTCTTTGAGCCGTGAGGGTGGACGGGTTTGAATGGAAAGGAGGATTCCGCAAGGGCCTCCATCGCGCATTGGGCGAGTGAGGTTTCCATTCTCTTGGTTGAAGATGCGCCAAGAAAAGAAGCTCATCGGAGGCTTGTAAAGAAGGAGGAGCGAAAGCTCCTCTTTTCTTTTGTCTTGCAATAGGCGGGGCGTGATTAGGCAAGAAAAAAGGGCCTTACGGCCCTTAGTTAATAGTCAACAGCATTTCGATACAGAATGTAAACGTACCATTCATATAGTTCCTTCCATTCCTCCATCGTCAGGGGGGTTTGTTTTCGCCCATGTTGTGTCATAGGGAATAGGTTCTGTAGCGTATTCGTAGGAGTCGTAGTCGTCGTCGTTACGAGGATCATAAGCTAGTGCGCTTTGGATTTGAGCTAGAACAGACCAATAGTCTTTTCCTTTAGTCCATCGGTCCATGAGTTTGGCGCATAATGCGCGAAAATCAGGCTCTTGGGTCATCACATGTTCCCCTCGGGCCCCGGCAGGGGCTCGCTCACCGGCACCGGCTCGATGGCGGGGCGGCCCCAGCGGGCAAGTAGATCGCGAGAGAAATCAACAAAATGCTCTGGCGCAATCTGATCAATTACCCAAGTACAAGTCGCTTTGTTTTTAACGAAACCAAATGAGTGCCACCACTTACAAGCAAAAGTTCTAAGTTCAGCCTGGGTCGGCCCCTGCGGCTCGGGCTGGGCCTCCAGCGCGGCGCGGGCGCGGGCTATGGCAGCGTTCCAGTTTTGCCTCCAGTTGGCGTAATCGCCTGGCTCTGCTTGATCTAGCTCAACCAGCTCAGCGCACAGCGCACGGAAGTCAGTCATTGCCACCCTCCAGCTCGGCGGCGATGGCGAGAAAACGGCGGCGAATGTCGTCATGGACGGTGGCGGTCCACGCTTCCTCATAAGTGCGACCACCCTCAACGATCATCGGAGGCTCCGGCACCACCTGATGAGCAGCAGCCCGCAGGGCGGCGGCGATTTTCTTTGCTTCATAGGGAATGAAGTCAGGAGAGATCCATTCGCCTTCCATTTGGGAGGCCACTGCATCCAACACCGCCTGCGCTTGTGGTGATAGTTCAGTCATTCAGGTAGCGCCTCCAGTGCGCGGATGACGGTATCAGTAACCTTTTTATATTGCTCGTAGAATGTAGTTCCACTATATTCGTCAAGGACAATGCTCGCTATAGTGTCAAATCCCTTGAGTGCTTCTTCCTTCAAGCTCGGCGGCTCGGGTCGACGAACACGTTGAAGTCTTGGCAGTGTTTCATTAGAACCGAATTGTCTTAATAATTCACAGCACGCCTCCAGTTCTTGGTCGGCGCCCCATTGGGCTACTTCGGTAACTATAAAGTCGAAGTAAGTCTTTGGATCGTCTTGATACTGATCGGCTTGCTCCCACCACTGCTGCATCAGCTCCGGCGGTGGTGCGATAAAGGAATCAGTCATCAGCCTTGTCCTCCCACGGCAGCGGCATAGTCAGCCAAGTAAGCCAGAAGATCATCAGCCGTGGGCGCTTCAGTGACAATCTCTTTGTGTTGCTTCAAATGGAGATTGTGAGCAGCCTTAAGGCTGAAATACATGCTTTCCAGATCACGACGATTGCCAGCATTCTCTTCTCTCACCATGGTTTCTTCCAAGGTGGTAAGCCACTGCTGCAAATCTTTCACGCGAAAGCTCCATTCCACGCAAGGGGATCCTGCGTTCATAACAATTTGCATGCCGTAGTCATACTTGACGAAGGCATTGGTGCCGTAAGCTCGCTGATCAATGATGGTGGTCATGGTGGTGGTGAAGAACACTTGCCAATACTGCCGCCTAGCCCCAGGCCCTGTCAATCCCTGGAACCATCACTTGTCCTTATGTGTTACTGGCTTTCCTTGCGCTTCCAGCCAGTTGCCAGGAAGTGGCAAGAGCCAATGGGAGCCAAATGCACATGGCGCCCTGCTCGCTCTACAACGTTCTGAAAAGCCTGCCTACGAGCCTTGTCTAGAGGCTCTGCAGGCTCTGTCAGCCATGATCGCGCCCAGTCGGCCACTTCTTCAATGTCTTCAATGGAGGAAGTGCGAAGAACAAAGTGCTTGCCTCGTGCTGAAATCTTGCTCCATGCTGGATGCACCGATGGCTCTTCAGCAGCCAAGCGCTCTGCTTCAGCCTTAAGCACTGGTGGAATGCAAAGGCTAATCATGGGAGGGAGCGATGGGGAAGTCATGGTTCACCACCCTCTTGTTGCCCAAGCTTTTCTATCTTGACCACCTTTTTGTTGGGCACGAGTTCTAAAGCCATTTGATGGGCATAGAAGCTGTCTTTGGCCGTCAGTGAAAACTGATCACCGTCTTCAAAGTAGATGGCGTAAGTGTCCATCACGTTGCTGTTGATCATGATTTCCTCCTGCCAAAAAAGGACATAGGGTCAAGACCATCTTCTTCAAGGTGTTCCAGAAACGCTTGCCCAACGCTGTTTTTCAGCATGCGCTTCCAATCTTCATCACCACCAAAACTGCCAATGCCATCAACGGTTTGAATGGTTAGTGTCAGCTTGCTGATGTCATTCATTGTCAACAACGCTCCATCCATTGCGTCGTTTTCAATGTGCTGGTTCAATATTTCCTGATGAACTTCTAGCCATTTTCCTAGGCAGAAGATGCCAATTTGACGGAAAGCTTCATCGCCATATTTGTGCTTCAAGCCATCAATGGTCCTTGCCAGTTCAGGCGTCACACCAAAAGTGGC